GTTTTTTTTTTTTTAAAAGAAGGCCGCCACCAACCGGGGCAGCCTTCATGTTATGGAAAAGATCAAACAATGGTTAAGCCGGGTTCGGCACCGTATAACCGTATGGTGAAGCATTTGACCCTGGGTCAAGTGCCGTACCTGAGACCTCCATTTCAAGGAGCTGCTCGGCACTTATTGCTGAATCGAACCTTGCCAAAATTGAGCACTTGTATATGTTCCAAACTACACCATTTGTGGTTGTAATCTCAAGTGCAAGCTCTTTGGCTGCTACCGATGTAGGGCCAGCATAGGTAAGGACACCTGTCCCTGATCCCGCTGTCCCGCCTTTCACGATTTCAACCAACGATGGCGTAATGTCGTAAGCCCTCCACTTGACAGATAATGCCCCAGCATCTGAAACAACTTCCTTTACAGGGGTGGTTGTTTCTTCAACATGGAACTTTTTAGTTTGCGATTCCGCCTCGGAAATCGTTAAGCTACCCTTTACGGTTTGAGCCCATGCAGTGAGCGATTGCGGCATAGTTGCCGATCCTGTGGGTGTCCCGAATTTCACGGAAGCGATCCCATAAGCGTATTTTTCTGCTGCCATAATAAAATCAATTTATCAATTTAACTGAAAACCTTAAATTTGAATAATGCCGGGACAAAGCATAGTCCCACTCAATTTGCTGCTGTTCAAAATCTGCGAAAGCTGCCCCCGAATACCCGTCGAGCAATGCAACGACTGCCGCGTTACCGGCTGCCAGCTTTTCTGAATCGGGGATGCCAGGTGCAATATCCTTTGCATAATAGTTCACGTTCACGATGCACTTTTGCAACACGCCAGAATTAATGGGGAGGCTGTTGACAACGACATACTCATCAGGGTCAACCTTTGTCGGCTTCTTGTACATGAAAACAGGCACTTCCAAGCCTTCCTCGCCTGTTAAGGCGGTGCAAACAACGTCTATGGCTATATCGGTCGTTTTCATCTGAAAGCAGTTGAAGTTACACCTGACAAATCAGTCCCAAAATCGACAATTGCCCCTTTGCGGTTCATTGCATCCCTGTACTTCTGCAAAAGCGACTGCAGGTTCACGATCGCAAGGCCCGCCTGTGAAGTGATCACGTTGAAGCCTTTGCTCTCCACATAGCTGGCGTAATCCATACCGGCAACGCCAACCAGTTGCAGCCCCGATTTATCGGCAGAGTACATGGCTTCCCTTGCCATTGCTGCGCCAACAGGCGTACCGCTCAGGTTTTCAAAGACTACCCTCCCGTTGTCCAGTACGAAATAACCGATAGATGAGCGCAGGTTGCCCGTGCGGTCGGTATAATCGCCCTGGGGGAATGAATCGCCGATGTTCAGGTTTTCCCTGGCACCTTTGACAAAGGTTTCCCCAACATACCTGAGCATGTTGATGGAATCTTCCTTGATTTTCGTTTCAACAATACCGAGTTGAGCCGAAATGTCCTTTGCCGAAAAGCGCGGTATTAAACCCATAGCCGTGTATTTAACTGCCCGTTGCTTTGATGCTTCAAGAAGCCGTTGTATTCGCTCCCGTCTTGTTTGACGATGTGGACAATATCACCATAGCTGTAGTTCACGCCGATCAGCGGCATGTAAACAATGAACCGGTAAACAAGCGAGTTGCCATCTGGCCCCGTAATTACAGGGTTTGAACCGGCTTCCTCTGCCCTGCATCCATAAGTTGCAGGGGTGCCATTTACCGGTGCTTCAAAGTTGCCGCCTTCGCCCTGTTCAGGGGTGCCAACCGGTGTGATTGTTATGCTATGTGGGTACTGCTCTACCATCTGTCGGATGCATCGGTTACCGTTGGCGAATACCCGGAAACCCCATATTTCGAGTAGATTGAGGATGCTAATTTTGCAAACCTCTCTTTTCCTGATATGGAAACCGAGAACCCGCCCTCGGAAATATTCGCTGCTGTTGAAAGAATTGTATAAACGTCTGCTGTTGCAAGTTCGAACGCTTTATTTTTTGCAGCATAGGCATCCGTAGCAGCAACGCCACGGTCAAGCAACACTTTCAGGAAAGTATTGTCCGGCAATGGGTAACCGGCTACGGATGCTTTGAGTGCTTCTAAGTTCGTCATGGCATTTTGTTACAGCCCGCCCCAGGTTGAGTTTTCAACATCAAGGTAATACAGGCTATCCGGATCGTTCAATACCGGGAATGCATTAGCTTCAGCTTTTGTCCATTCAGAGAACGGCTCGTGGGTTGCCCACTTGGTCATCAGCACAAAGTCCTTTTTTGCCATAGTGGCAACTTTCTGGACCTCCAACGAATTTTCGGCGGCTATCGGGCCATACTGGACCAATCCAACCTGGATATCCTGTGCAAACAAAACCCTGTGGTTTTCCCACGGGTTGACAATAGTGCGGACATTGTTCCCATCTTCGTAACGGACAGAAGGTTTCACAACAACGATTTTCGGTAGCTGGTTGGCTTCCATATAATCATTGATTGTTTCCAGCGTTACAACCAAAGCACCTTTGGTATTCACCCATGCTTTGATTTTGTTGATTGTGTCAGTAGCATTTTTAAGGTCGTTGAAATCGCCTTTACGCATGATGACATACCTGATAGTGCGGCCAGCAGCTTCAGCAGCTGCGACCTTTGCCTCGATATTATCGAGCGGTACTGCCGATGCACTGGTGGCCCAGGGGATGCTTACACCGGTCTTATTTGCAGTCGGGACGCCGAAATCAATTGCAGTTTCTGTGACCACTCCTGCATTGTTCGACTTATCCAGGGAAATTTCGGCTTTAGATGCTGCCTGCATGGCAAGGAACTCCATACGCCCGCGTGCGCCGTTATAACAGAAGTCGAAATCTGCAAATACATGGTCGAGGATGGTTTTCAGGTCGACTTGCCCGTTTACGAAAGAAAGCAGCCTCTGGTACTCGTTCCAGTCGCTTTCGTTCATGCCGCGCTTGATGGCAATCTTGGGGATATCGCCCGACATTTTGTTGACAACCTCCCGTGTTTTGATCGGGGCAGTTGCATCGTATGCAATAACATCAGCCATTACAGGCACACCAGTTTCCGCTGTGAGGGTTTCCCATTTCAGGGATGTTACCGGTTTAATGCCGAAAAAATTCGGGTAGTAAACCGGGGTGACAGACTTGCTGGTGAAGCGCGCCGTCATGTTTTTCTTGTTAACCTCTTTTATCAAACTTCTTTCCATGGTTATGCTTCATAACTGGGTTTATACTCAAAACGGATCAAAGGCAATTGTGCCTTAATAGCCGAATTAACATACTGCGGCATGTTGATTTCATTCACCGTGCCACGTACCATAACGCCTGCTGTTTGGTTGGTTTTTGTAAGGTCAACGGCATTCAGCGTCACGCCAACAGGAGTGTAGATAAATGGCTTTGCGCCATAGTTGGTGCCACCCCCAAGTTCATCTTCTGGGCTGGTAAGGACGTCGCCGGTTTGGTTACCATCCCATCCATTGGAGCCTTCAACTGTTGCAAGGGAAAAGTCTATGCCAACAGCCACAACACCCAAAGCCTGTACTGCTGCCTCAATCAATGAAGCATTGTTCTTGGATGCCGTGGTTTTTGCAAGTGAAATGGTCAGGGTGCCATCTTCGTATGCAACAGCAAGGTTATCGTCTGCTGCCTGCTCGATCACAACGTTGATGCCGTTGAAGCTGGCAGGGTTCGATTTAACAGGGATAGTAACTGTTAAGGTATCGGCAACATCATCTTCCACAGTTGCTGTTGCAACTGTCCCGGAACCTTCAGTATCGACACTTTCAACCTGGTACAGGATTGTCCCGGGATCAATAAGAGTTAAATCGCCTGAATCAAAAGATAGGATATCAAATTCAGCGTTTGAAGTATCAATGGCTGAAATTTCAAGTGCAACTACACCGTCGGAGACAATGTCTCCAACTTTTAAGGTATGCAGTTTTTCAATTAGAGCGGATCCTTCTCCAACATCAATTAACTTTGCGGTTTTCAGGTGGTGGAAAAGCCCGTTTTCATCCTCGCCTACGATTGCACCTGCCTTCAATTCGTCCACAACGGACGTATTGAAATCAGAAGTGGCAACCGTGGCTCCCCCGGCAAGAACCTCAATTGTGTTCTTGATAACCGGGCTGTTCTGGTATTCGGTGTTTTTTTCTACGTACATTTTTTAAAAATTAAACTTTTAGTTTCACGGTTCCAGGGTCATCAGCAGCCTTTTCACCGTTCATGATTTTTTGGTACTCTTCAACCGATTTCTCGGCTGCAGGAGTCCCGCTTGCTGGTATTTCGGAAATAACACCCTGGTTGATCATCTCCTGCCTGAATTCGGTGTAACCGGTTTTCAATTCAGTGGTGATTTCTTCCAGTTTGGCACTGTCCTCAATATTTACGATCCTCCCCTTTACCCATGCATCAAAACCTTTCTTTTCAGGATCGGTTTTGAAACTTTCCCGGACTGCTGTCAAGACCTGTTGCTGCAACTGTTTTTGAGTTTCACGTTTTTCGTAACCCTCTATTTTCTGCTGCAATGGCTTTATTGCATCGGCAATTATTGTGCGGATGTCATTGGGGTCTGCAGGCTTTGTTTCGCCTGGTTTCAGGTCGGGGGCTGGCTTTTCCAATTCGGCTTTTTGCTTGGCAAGTGCTGATGATACCCTTGCATCGGTGTCGCCCTGGAAGGCTTTAAGGAGCGGTTCGACCCCGCTGATTGCGGTTTCGATATGCGATTCTTCGGTGACGGTTTTTTCAAGGAAGGAAGCAACCCCGTCAAAAGCTTTGTCGCCAAAACCCAAGTTTTTGAAC